CCTAGTGTTGTTCCGTCTGCACTTGTAGGAAGAATAGATGTTCCAAAAGTACCTGTGTTTATAACTGGACTTGTGAGTGTTTTGTTTGTTAATGTTTGTACAATAGTTGTAGAAACTATATCTGACGTAGTAGTAACATCTGTACCGTGACTTGGTATTCGTAACGTGTTAGCAGCGTCAGCAGAATGTGGTTGTGCTATAATTTTTTGTCCGTGAGTATTACTTTCACAATTAAACTGTAGAGCAGCTGAATTTGTATTACCTTTTATGGTTACATGACCTGTACCATGAGGTGCAAGTTCAATATCAGCATTTGATAGTGTTATAATATCCTTGCCATTCATATCTAGGTTGCCACCTAATTGTGGAGTATCATCATTTACAATGTCTTCTGAATCAGATGAAGCAAGACCGTCTATAAAAACACTTCTTGCAACTTTCTTTAGCCCTCCACCTGAAGTATCTACTATTAAAATAACGTCATCAGAAGCAGCAGCAGTCATAGCAGTTAAATCAGTAACAGCAATTGGATTAAAACCATTACCATCAGCAATTAACATATGACCTGCTGTGTTAGTGGCCATAACTAAGTCATCACCAGTTATAGTTAAATCACCTGTTACAACAACGTCACCACTAAATGTAGCCTTACCTGCAAGAGCCATATCAATGTCAAGAGCAGTAATAGCACTTGAGCCATCTGTACCTTTTATAGCAAAGTTTTTATCGGCTGTGCTTACAGTTAGTTCAACGTCTGTGGAGTTATTGGCTATATCAAGTATAGCTGTGCCACCATCTTTAAATACAATGTTAGCACCATCGGCATCAAGAATAATGTCACCACCTGAGTTTAAAGTAACTGTAGTACCTGCTAACTCAGCGGTTCCATCTGCTGTTATAGTAATATTAGCCGCGGCTCCTGCAGCATCGGTAGTTACAATAGTTAATGTGCCATTAGTGCCTGCAGTAAATATGGCTGTATCGCTTGTATCACCTGTCATAGTGATAACTTTTCCGTCTATATTTACACTATCTATAGTTGCTGTATCAGCTAAAAGAATATCTATGTTTGCTGTGCCATCAAGAAATAAATTTCTCCACTCTTGACTAGCAGAGCCTAAATCGAAGGTATCATCTGTATTGGGAATAATAGAACTATTTACATCTGCGCCAAAAACAACATTATCAGCTGCAGAATCTCCAAGAGTGAGAGTACCACCATTAAATGTTGTAGTGCCTGTAACAGTAGCGTTACCAGCTACAGTCAAATTACCACCTACAGCTAAGTTACCTGTGATACCAGTTACTGCTTCTACTACGTTAGTACCATCACAAAACACTATGCTTGTACTTCCATTAGCTATAGCCATACCACTGCCTGAAGCTGTCTTTACTGTAACCACCTCTCCAGTGCTATTCTTTACAATAAACACTTTAAAGAGCGTAGGACATATAAGAGTGGCTGCTCCAGTTAAGTCACTAGTTGAATCGGTAAGATTTAGTATAGCAGCTCTAGATTCTGCTGTTGTACCGTTTGCTGTTGTTAAAGTAGCAGAGTTACTGCTCCAAGTGTTTATTGTTTTTAGCCCAGCTACGGCTTCTTCAACCATAGACGTTATATTGTTGTTAACAACGTCACCCCAAGAGCCAGTCAGTTCGCCTTGAGTGGGTAAGGCAAGTTTTAAGAGAGTAGAAAATTGTGTTGCCATTTATAAAACCTCGCAAATAGTTAAATTATTACACCAACAAGTCAATATACGCAAGAACTTCATAGTTACCTCACTAAAAAATACGTATGATCGCGTTATTAGCGTCGGCTACAGGAAACGATATTACAAAGTTACCCGAGCTAGATTGTTTGTCTTCTCCAAAGTCGATTACTGCTATTGCAGGATTACCTGTTGCACTCTTATATATTAACGCTCCTCTAGCTGTTAAAGAAGAAGAACTCCAAGTGGTGTCAGAAAAATCTAGAAAAGCCGTTGTACCAGAAAGTGCAGGGTTAGCTGCTATGCTAAGAGTGTTACCCCCTGCTGTGTATCCTGTGCCTACTACTTCATTAGTTGTGCTGTACGCTGTAGTGCCTGCATGTAAAGTTGCGGAAGACGTGTATAAAGCAATTTTAAACGCCTGTGATGTATTGCTACTAAAATCCATCTCTCCATCTAACAGAGCTGTTTTAAACGATGAGCACATAGCTTGTGTAATTGACATCTATATCTCCTAGCCCACTGCAGTTTTGTTTTGTCCAGAACGATACATGTCCTGTCTAAGCTTGCCATCACCTAGTTGTTTTAATAATGTTATAGATTGTAGGTAATGCTTCTCATATAAAGCGATCATATCAGCCTCACCTTTTTGGAAGCGTATAGCCTCAAGTAGAGTTCCATTTAATAAAGCCGTGTCAAAGTTATCTCCAAGATACGTACCACCTGCAGTTACAATAGATGTAGGATACTTGGCATGTATGTGTTCTAATGTGTAGTTAGCGTCTGGTATTGGGGAAAACATAAATCTTACATTAGAACCCACAGCGCTATGATAAGCATAAAACTTTGGCAGCCCACGTTTAGCAGTTGTGGTTACAGGATATGCTTCTCTTAAAAAATTAGAGTCTTTATTCAATAAAAAAGTTTGTGTGTCACTGTTTACTATAGCTAAACTATAAGTGTGTAAATACCCGTCAGGTGTAGTATAAAACTCGTTACCCGCAGTTAAATTACTAGTATCAACATTACGCATAGCTGGTAAGTCTACAGAATTAAATATCTTCTGTTCTGCCTGTTGTGTAAACAGAGCGTGTTGATTTGCTGTAAACGTCTGTTCACATATTTCTTCTACATTTGCTTTTAAATTAGTATAGTTCATAATTTACACCTTAAAAGAGTAACCTTGCGTAGCTATGCCTGCACCTCGTGCTTTTACTTTACCTTTGATTAAGCCACCACCACTGTATTTTTCAGCCATATCTGGATTCATTTTTTGTTGATCGCCTTCAGGCAATTTAGAAAATCCCTGCATGTTTTTTGGTACGTTACCCCCACCAGCATAGCCTTTTGGTTTTTTCATTCCAGGTGTGCTAACTTGTTTACCCATATTAGATCTATTCATATTCTTCTCCTTACGAAGTGGTTACTGTTACTTGCCCTACAGCTGTAGTGGCAACAAAACTTAATTTATTAAACTCAGAGCCTGAGTATATTTGCGCTCTGCTCGTTGCATATCCTGCAAAGTCAGGTCTTGGATTACGTACAGCTTGTGGGTCGTGCACAGGAAACATACCTTGTCTATTCTGTGGGTGGTCGGAACTCCAACACTCCATACATGCTTTTAAGTTAGTGTCATTACCTCGTACAACTAAACTACGCAAATCTCTTAGTTTATATCTAAATCCACAGACATCACATTCAGCTAACGTTTTGTTACTACTTGAGAACTTGTTTGACATAACTCAATCCTACTGATACGGGGAACAAAATGTTCCGAGGTTTTTTCTCTATCTTCTCCAGCAGCTAAAGTATACTGCTCATCGTATGCTGTCTTTAACATAGTAATTCTATCTACGAACTCAGGCACTTTCATGGCTATATGATACGCTAAACCTGCTACTAGGCAAGGTAAAAAACGAAAACTCATATCAGCGGTCTCTACACCATTGCCTGCATCTTGTATTCTTCTCATTCTGTAATACACAAAAGTGTAGCTAGTGTCAGGCACAGGCCAAAGGTTTATCCTTGGAGCTGCGGCTAAACGCTCGACCCATACTTGGATCGGTCTACCTGTTGTTAACTTGTTAGGGATTGATGCGTAAGTGCTTACGCCTATACGGCTTATGGTGAGATCAGACTGTGTACTAGAGTTACCAGCGTTTGTACGTATAACATGGTCAAGAAGGTCTATTGTATCTGCAGGTAAAGTATATTGTGATGTGCCAGCAATTACAGCTTGTGTGGCTTCTTCTATAGTCCACATGTTAATGCCACGGTTCTGCCACTCAATAGTCATTAAATTCATAGACCTACGAGCAGTTCTTAAATCATAACCTGAACGCATTTCTCTGCCTGCACGTTCCCAAGCTTCTTCAGCTATCTCTGTAAAGTCCATGTCAAATGCAGTAGTACCTGATGATGCCATTATTTATCTCTTTCCCACTCACGTGACTTTTCTATAAGACTTCGTCTTTCGTGCAATCTTTTTTGGCTGTTTAGCCACTTGTTTTCCGCTTCTAGTTGCTTTACGCTTCTTAGCCGTAGTGGCTGCGTATTCTTTACTAGATAAAGCTTCAATTGCTTTTTTAGGTAAATAACGCTCGCCTGTTGCTTTTGGCCCTTGTGTACTAGGTTTACCACTTTTGGTTTGCCACTTTTGTTTACCCCACGCCTTTAAGCTTCTTTGCGGTTTCTTTAAAGCCATTAGCCCTTATAACCTCCACCAGCTTTTTTATAAGCTTTAGCCATCATCTGAGCTTTACGTGCAGACCATTGACCAGGATTTCCTCCCTTACCACCAGCTTTTATTCTATTGAATATGCTTTTACGTAAGGAAGGTTTAGTATAGTTACCAGACTCATTAACTTTGCTCTTACTCTTCTTTTTTACAGCGCCACCTGCTTTATAATAAGATCGCATTATCGTTTTCT